CCTCCTAGTGAGTCAAATCCAGATGACTCAAAGTTTTTAGGTAGTTCATCGTTTTGACGCTGCGCAATCATTTCTGATTGTTGCGTACCTATAATTCTAGCACGTTCGTCTTTACGATCTTCTATTTTATCTTCTTTTTCTTTTTGAGCTTCTACTTCTAATTTAGCTAACTGCATATCATACTGAAACTTTTGCTCCATTAACTGACGTTTTATTTGAGCTTCAAGTTCCATTTTTTGTATATCAAACTGAGACTTACCTTGCTCAAGCTGTAGTTTTGTTTCTGTAAGAGCTTGTTGTTTTTGAACTTCAGCTAAAGCAGCTTGCTCAGAAGCTTGCGCGTTAGCCTGCGCTTGCATTTGTATATTCTGCTGTTGAGCCATAGCAGCAGCCTCAGCTCTTTCAGCTTGTTTTTGTTTTAGATATTGATTAGCTAATTTAATATTTTTAATTTGCCTAATATCTATAGCATCTTCTAGATTTATTCCTCCAGACTGTAAAGCTATCTGTACATTTTGCTCTAACATTTGTTGTTCTTCTTCGTCTGGTTCTAACTCTAAAAATATACCAAACTCATGCATATTTAGTTTTTCTATTTCTTCTAAAGAACCTACATTGTATTGGTTTATACAACTAATTAAAGCGTTTTTAGTAAGAGGAAAGCTAAGCATATCACTAGCCTTTAAGCTTATATTTTCACAAGCTCTTATCGTTAAATACATTAACGATTGAAGTATGTGTTTTGTGGCTGTGTTAGAAGCGGCAGCGGCTAATTTTTGTAAACCTACCAAAGCGTCTTTAGTTGGTTGACTACCGTCTCTAGCTTCATTAAGCCCCGTCACATCACGTATCATTTGTAAATAATACTGATACGTTTGTATTAACGCTTGTATTTTTTGTATACCAGAAGACGTTTGTAATTCTTGAATAGGCACTTTACCCCTATTGGGATCACCGTCTTGTGTTAAACTTCTACCTACAATACTACCAGTTTGGAAATACATATTCAAAGCTTCTTGAGCATTGTAACTTGTACCATTACCAAGATCAACCTCTGCTAAACCATCAACATCTACAAATACACCGTCTGGCACTGTCCGTGATAGTACTTGTTGTATTTTTAAATGTGTAAGCTGTATCATATCAGCAAAGCTAATACACTTGCTAACTAAACTATCTATACGACCTTTATACATTCTAGGTGCTGATATAGCGTAGTTCATTTGTACTTTAGTTTGATCGCTAAAAGGACGCGTCATGTTTTCAGCAAGTTCCCATTTAAGCATTTTTTCATGCCCAAGTATTTTAGCTCCGCTATATAAAACTTCTATAGCCCGATGTACTCTTTCAAAGTTATCGTTTTCAGGTGGATCAAACGTATCTGGTTTTTCTAAAGCTTTTTCAAGCCCTTGATCGGTTTGTTTTATCTTAAACACCTGGTTGTTATAAGTTTTATATTCAAAAAATAAAACTTGAACTTGACTATATTGATCATCTTGACCATAATAGTTTCTAGTATAATTAGCGTCACCAGGATATTTTTGTATTTCTTCTAATTCTGAATCAGTTAAATAAGGGAAAAGCTTTTTGACCTCTTGTAGACTCATTGACTTCATTTCACCTACATAGTAAATATCTTCAAAGTTAGGATCTTCTGTATATGAATAAACTAAATTAGCAGGATCTACATAATCAACAGTAATACCATTAGCTAAGTTAAAATCTGTTTTAACAGCTGATATACCTAATACGACTAAATCATAAGCAAGACGTTTTTTTACTTCGTCATACTTGTTGTAGTTTAAAACATTATCAATTAATTCCTCTTCAGCTATTTCTATAGACTGCTTATAACTTAATTGCATATAAAGCTCTAGCTCTTCCTCATTTTGCGGAAGCGCGTCTGGATTTATACTTGAAAAAAAGTTTTGGCCAGTAGCTTCGTTTAACGCTTCTATTTGTTTGCGACTCTGCATATCTTTTATAGCGTCAAAAACAAATTGAGTTCTTTGCTTAATAGCAAAAGGATCTGAAGCAAAAGATTTTATTTCATAACCTTTATCGGTCATACCGTTTACTACAATATCTACAAATTTAGATAATACAGGTATTGGCTTCCAGTCTAAATTTAAATAAGATAAATCACCGTTGATAGATAGTTCATCTTTGTATTTAGCAACTGACTGCTCGCCTCTGGCATATAGTCTTAACCTATGAAAGTCTTGCCAACTATTACCAAAACGACCACCAGCACCTAAACCTTTGTCACCTCTAAACCATTCGTTCTCAATAGCTCTACCTACGGCTAAGCCGTAATCATAAGTATTTTTCTCTGCGTCTGGTACTACCTGACTTGGAAAAGAACTATTAACATTAGTATAAACCATTTATTTTATTATTTTTGAAGAATAACCTGTGTTATCGTATTTTGTAAAATTAATACTAACTGGCTCTTTTTTTATTTCAGCCACTGGTGAGTATTTGTTTTTGTTGCAAGCCATTATAGCTAGACCAGAACTTATTGTTGCATCGAACTTTGTTCTATTGTTTATGTTAAACTTAGCCCAGTCTTCGAGCGTACGTTGAAAATACATTTGACCATACTCAGTTTCTTTTAAACCTACATAATCTTCTATATAAGATTCTATAGCAGCGGCGTGTGCTTGTTTAATATCCTCGCTAGAGTTAGGTATACCACCTATTTCTCTTTCTGCAACTGAAAGCTTGTTAAATGTTTTGTCAGGTCTATTTATAGAGAAGTTTCTATAACCTCTTCTTTTTAAATAATACAATAGCCTTGGCTTGTTATTCTCTGCTAATATAGGCATACCATAAAAATGTAAAGCCATAAGCACATCTTCAAAGAATATTTCAGCTGTTGGAGGTCTTGATATATATTCTAAAAAGAACATATTAAAAGGAGCTTCTTCCATGCTAAACTTTGTAAGCCCGTGCAAAGATCCTTTAGAACCTTTATTATCTACTGTACCTGATATATCGTATGAGTCACAACCGAAAGCACCGACATGCTCGTTACCCGGGTGTTTAACTCCATTCTTTATTATTACACGATTTTGTAATATTGCAGGTGGAATCCAAGATACTAAAAACCTACCATTATTTTCTGGTATAAAATTAACTGTTGTATCTTTTACTCCTCCAGTCCATTGGAAATTACCTTGCGTTACTAAGGTTTTATTTCTCATGTCTTCGTTATAATCTATTTGCTCGTATATCTTAGTTAAATTAAACAAAGATAACTTAGCTTCATCTCTGAACGCGTGTTTCTCCGTACGTGGAAACTGTCTATAGTATTCGTTTAAACCGTCCTGGTCGTTTTTAAGACCATCTACTTCATTTTCCCAATGCTCGATAACACCTGTTGTGATAAGGTCTCCTTGCGGATCTCTAACGGCGTCTTTTGGTTTGTCGAATACAGGTACGCCATAAGCATCAATGAATCCTTCGTAGTTCCATTCCATAGGTATGAACAAACTATATAGTCCTGAGCTAGTCTGGCCATTGCGGTTTCTTTGCGTAACATCTGAAGCATAATAAAGTTTTTTAAAGTTTCCTCCTCCTTTTTCTATAGCGTTACTAGTTGAACCCATCATACATTTACCAACGATCTTACTACCAAGTCTCATTGTGGTTTTTGTAACCCTCCAGTTGTTTAATATGTTATCTGGTCTTTCCCATTTACCCGATTCATCGTGCACTAACAGCTTTAGTTTTTCACCATCATAACTGTTATCACCTGTATTTTTCCAATCAATAGTAGTATCAAGTCCTTCAACTTCTTCTTCAACTTGACCTTCATTAAGTTTCTTTCTTGTTAATTTTGAAGCAGGTACTCTGTAAGCGAGTTCGGTTTTGGGCCTATCCATACCGTCTTGTATTGGCCTGAAAAAGAACGGGTAGTTAACAGATATTGGGACAACCTTATCTGTGAACATTTTTTTAGCATCGGCTCCAGATTTGGACAATATCCCAAACCGTGAGTCGCTTGATATGGTTGCCATGTTGACAGTTTCACCGGAAGCCATGAACGAAAAGCCAGAACGTCTGTTCTTGAGGTAACACATACCATAGCACCTTGCGTCTGCTTTGCAAGCTTCCCAGAATATAAAGAATAATCTATTTGATTCCCTATAGTCTGCTGCCCCAACATCAATCTTGGACCACTGCAGGTACATATAGTGAGAACCAGTAATGTAAGTAGCCAAACCTTTATTATAGAACCAATATCCTTGCTCACGTCTTTTAAATTCTTCATCTATATAATCGTACCATTCTTCTTTAAAACTATTAGGGTAACGCTGCCAATCAAAAACACTTTTAATATTAGATAGTTTTTTTGGATATTCTGCCTTAGTCCATTTTTGTTCTTCTACTTTTTTAGAAATGCTAAAAACGTTTTCAGGTTCTTTTGGCAAAGCTATTTTAAGGTTTTGTATTTCAACAATCTCACCTATGGTTCCGTCTTTGCTTATAATTATAATATCATGCTCAACGTCATAACCGTATCTCCATTTGTTATACCTGTTGTTTCTTTTTAAAACTTTAGGTTTTATATGGTCCTGTATTGTTTTAACTAAAGATTGCTCGTACATCATCTTGATCTACCTTCTGCAAAACCTTTAAAACTTTTTTCTTTAGTTTCTTTGGTATCGCCGTCAAGCATTGATTTTTCTTCTTCTATTCTAGCAAGTATTTCAAACGCATCGAATATAGCTAACTTTTTTGTAGCAGCTGCATTCTTAAGCCTATCAGCGGATATATCATCATCTGAATCAACTATAGGTTCTTTAGCTACCTTTATTAACTCCTCAACTGCTTTTTGCCCAGCTTGGATTATATTCTTCCTCGTTTCCTTTGAACTCATACTTAACTAAAATATCATTTGATTGCATACAGTATAGTCTTTGTTTGTTTATAACAAACTCAAACTCTCTATTAGATTTAAACCCAACAAGATCACCTTCGTTTATACCTAAAGTTTTTAAGGTTTTATTACCTATCTTTACTATACCTTTATTTTTTACTTCTGGTTCTTGTGACCAGTCGTCTGTATTTTTTATTGGCATTATAAAGCAATGTTCACCCAAAGGTTTCCACTGGTATATATTTTTGTAAAGATATATTTGATCTAATTGGCATAGGTATTGATTATCGTTTAGCGTTTTGCTACTATCAACCTCTTTACCTTTTTGGTTATAATATCTTCTAAATACGTTGTGATGTATTATAACCTCGTCACCTTCTTCTATTGGTGTTGAATAAGCTGATGGTGTAGAAATAACTATAGCTTTTCTACTTATTAACTTAAAGTTTTCTATACTAGAATTAACTATAAGTTTATTACCATTTATATCAACTTCATTGTCATACCTACTTTCAACAGGCGTGACTATAAAATCAAAAACACTTCTCATTAATATTCTAAATCATATTCAACAGATACCGCCATGTTAGAATTAAACTTCTTCCATGGCAATACCTCGTTGTTTTTCTTTATAAATATGTTATAAGAAGCATCTTTATCTTCAAACAAAATATGCGATATTTCGTGCCCGCCATATACTTGCTGGCCGACAGCGTAATGCATCGCATCATTTTTGTAATCAGAACCAATACTGATTTTTCTTATAACAGTACTCATTAGTCTTCTGCTTTAACTACAGCTAATTCACCTTCGTCTTCTTTTTCGATTTCAGTGTACGTACCATCTTCTAAATTAATATTGATAGCTCCGTATGTTTGTTCTAGTTGCTTTTTAGTATCTTCGATACCTTCGTTGATACCAGCGATTTTATGAAGCAGTGAATGCTTGTTTGTTTCTAATTGGCCGATCTGATTTACAATAGTGCTTAGCTCTAATTGTTGTTCTTTAATAGTTTTAAGCTCTTCAGCTGTAATTGAATTTGACATTTAATTTAATTTAAGTTATTTAACTTTACTTATTATTACTTATTTTTTTACCTTTTTCCCACGTACGACCCACAAAGTAAGCGCCATACACAGTTATTAATAGCGACTGGAATATAGGTATATAATCTTCTGCTATTGAAAACTCTCCTATGTTACCATCGAAAAATGCTAATACAGAAAATATAAAGGTAAGGTATATAAGAACCATTGGCCTTATATTCTTAGACAAGAAGGAATCGGAGTTCATATCCGACTCCCATCTCGCTGTTACCTGGTCTTGAGCGTCTTTGTCCGCTTGCTCTAGCAACTCTTCAACTTTTTGTTTAGCCGCAAGTCTTTCTTCATCTGTAGTTACTAGATCATCTATTACTTGACCTATATCTTTGATGAGACCTCCAGTTATAAATTGAAGAATTTTTTTCATTTACTTAATAGTTGAGTCATATTCTCTAATAGAACCTGGATTTGCTCTAACATTTCCTTTTTCGTCTATAACACGGTTAGTAGCTTCTTGCAATTTTTTTATATCACCACCTTTGTCTAGATATGCATTTTGAAATTTATCCCTAGCTGATTGCTTTTCTTTTTTTTCCTTTTTCTTTGGATCCGGATCGTCCATTTTATATGGAGACATTTCCATAGCTGACGCTTTGCCATCAATAGGCATATCGTTTACTAAGTTTTTCTTTTCTTGACTTGTAGATTCCATATGGTAAGCAGAACCAGCCATCATAAGACCTGATGGTTTTCCTTTAGCGTCTACCATTTTAGCGCATGATGATTGTTTTTGTTTATATGCCATTTTGTTTTATTTTGTTTTGTTGTAAGCTTCTTTTTCCCATGGTAAGTTTTTAGCTCCTTCTTTAATACTCGAGCGAGGTATTACCTTACCTTTCCAATATACGTTTTTATTATCATAATCTAAATCACCTCTACGCATTTGATCTATATGTATCATTTCGTGATCAATAACCTCTTGCATTTTGTTAGGTGATACATCTTTATTTATAATAATCGTACCGTTATTATTAGCTTTACCTAACACACCGTCCTCCATATCTACACTGTATATAGGAGTATTGTCTATTGAAAATGGTGGTGTCAATTTAAAAGCCATATTATTTGTTGTAAGGTACTTTATCGTTAAACCAAGCTTGTCTAGCAGAGCAACCGCAAGGAATATTTAACCCCTCTGAAAGTTTATCAACTACAGTTTTAATACCTGTAGCTTTAGTAAACTTTGCTATGTCGTCTCCTAGCCCTCTTGATTTCATTA